AAATGCACTAGTAGATGTATTGAACCTAAAGTAACCAGTTTGAGGACTACCATCACGTTCAGCAGTAGTGCCATTAGGAATATCAGCAGAGCCAGTTGTAGATGTTTGTGGAACAAAGCCAGTACCAGACACGTAAGCCGCAACCCATACACTGCCAGTGTAAACATTCATTACAGCAGTAGATGAGTTAAAGTATAAAGCGCCAGCAAGTAAGGCATTGCCATCATTGTCTACAGTAGGAGCTGATGATTTAGAGCCTAAGTATCTGTCATCAAAGTTATCAAAGGCAGTTAGCGTTTGGTCTCTAGCCGCCTCAGCCGCAGTCTGTGCAGATGCCGCAGATGTAGCAGAATTGGATGCGTTCGTAGCAGAAGTAGAAGCAGCGCTAGCAGAGTTAGACGCATTGGTTGCTGATGTACTAGCGGCACTAGCAGAAGTAGAGGCATTGCTTGCTTGTGTAGTTGCTGTGCTTGCAGATGAGCTTGCAGATGACGCGCTATTAGATGCATTAGTTGCTGATGTAGATGCACCACTAGCACTTGTAGACGCATTAGAAGCTGATGTTGCAGCCGCAGTAGCAGAGTTCCCAGCATTGGTAGCCGCAGTAGATGCAGTAGAAGCAGATGTAGATGCGTTACTTGCACTTGTCGCCGCGTTAGTTGCAGCCGTCTCAGCATTTGTTTCTGCCGTCTCAGCGTTAGTCTCAGCAGTCTCAGCATTAGCTTCAGCAGTTTCAGCAGCAGCCTGTGCAGCCTCAGCAGCAATCCTAGCCTCACCAGCCGCAGCAGCATCAACAACTAATCCCCACTTAGCAGAATCAGCGTTAGTGCTTATTGGCAATGAGCCAGTAGATGTGTGTGCTGTTAATACAATGTAGACGTTAGAGTTAGTCGTATCTTTAACTAAGTCACGGTTTTGGTATGATACGCCAGAGGCCCAGTTACCACGCCAGTTACCAATAGCATCACCAGCAATAGGATTACCGTTAGAGTCAAAGGCTAATGTCTTGCCAGCCCTAGCAGTATTAACTGGCAATGTCATGTTAATATTAGTAGGGTCAGTAACAGGAGCCTTAATGCCACGCTCTGCTGTCTCAGCTACTTGTTGAACTAGGATTGTCTGTGAATCCATCTCATCGTTCAATGTGTTAGCAAAGAAGTCACCACCAGTAGTAAAGTCTGTGGTACGCTGTATTGCTCGTGCGCCAACAATAGTTATACGGTCAGAGCCAGTAGCGGCAGAGACAAGAGTAACCGAGCCAGTTCCCAATGTAGAACTAATGCTAACGGTATAGTCTGTTGTAAGCGTCAGCAACAAGTCATTCTTGTATACCTTGATGTCTGTGTTAGTCAACACTTCAAAGTTAAACGCATACGGCCCAACACCTGCTGAGCCTGTGTAGACTATACGTCTTGATACGTTACTAATTGGATAATCTGCCATGCTATTTAGCCCCTTGTCCTACGTCTCTAATTATGTCTGCCCGTTCTTGAATTCGTGCTTGTATATCTTCAGAATATTGCGAGTTAGTATATAACAATTTCCTCGCTTTAGAAAATGTTTCTTGAATATAATCGTTTATCATTGATTGTTGTCTGTATAATGGCAAGTCCTTAATTTCTTCAGCATAACCTACAATACCTTCTTGTAAGTTCAAACCTGCTGGGTCGTTAGCAATTAACAACATTTCGTTATATTCATTTGGATTTAAGTCAACGGTAACACTTAATCCTTTTTCAACTGCTTCAGTTAAGTTCCTTGCTGGCATTTTTACTTTAGCGCCAGTTTGAATAATGATTTGGTCAGCCTCAGTTTGCTTGCCTTCCTTCATTCTGATTGGCGCCCAAGCATACTCATACTCTACAGGCTCACCCCATAAGTTAAGTTTTAACGGCAATGTATTGCTTAAGCCGGGAACCGTATTCAATACATCATTAATGCCTTGTCGAATACCAGTAGGTAAACTACTTTCTGCATTAGCATCAATCTTGTATTCGCGTTGATATGGGTCTGTTTTTTCACGAACAGAAGTAACCAATCCGCTTAATGGGATAACTGTTCTGCCAGCAAAGTTTACTAATGACTGACCAAGCGTGTCCATCAACTTAACAGCGTCATCCTGGTTAGAGCGATAAGACATGCCAAGTGATGATGAGATATTGCTTAAGCCTTGCAAGAATGGGCTTTGCATCATGTAGTCATAGAAGCCATAAGCAAGACCAGCTCTCATTGCATTGATTTTGCTATTGTCATTCTCATACTTAACGTATTCGTGATAGTTAGCAGACATGGCCATGAACGCACCAATAGGCTCCATGCCTTGATATGACACGTATACTTTGCCAGCATAATCACCAGAGCCATAACGAACGTCTACAGGTAATTTAGCAAATTCCTCTTTTTGTGATTCCGTCATATCTGAGAAGTCAAACACTAAACTATATGGTTGCCATCCTTGACGCATCAAGGCATCACGTTGACCTTTATCTGCTGGGCCTGCCCCAGTAATCTTACCTTCTTCAGCGTAGCCAGCCATCATCATGCCAGCACTTGTTCCCATGCCAATCTTAGCCAAGGCCATGTCGCCTTCTTTGCCACCTTTAGCAATGTCACCTCTAATCTTTTTGCCTAATGCGGCTAGTGGTGTACGCTCCAACACTTGCAAGTTTAAGTTTACTGGAGTGGTAACAAATGGTATTTGCAATCTAGCCAAGAAACCCATAGCTGAATCATCGCTAATGAGTTCTTGTGCTTTCTTAGCCCATCCCTCTAACGGCTTAGTAAATGTAGCCTCTTGAGCTAAAGCATTTAGTTCGTCAGGCGGATTGTCGTATACATTCTGCACTGCTTTGTCGTATATGTTTTCAGCATCAGCAGAACTACTGCCAGCCTTAACAGCATCATCGTAGGCTTTAATGCCATTACGAGTTGCCATTGCTTCCATTTCAAAGCGATAGTTAACGCCTTTAAAGAACTCATCCGCAGTCAATAAAGAACGACCAGGCAATGTAGCTACAAAGTTTATGCCCTTTAAGAAGCCTGCTAATGGACTGTCAGCGTTGTAATCAAATATCTCAGTCCTAGCTTTAGCGATACCAATCTTATTGGCATCATCCATAGTAGATGAGTAACCTTCTTTGGCTGCAAACTTAGCCATGTTAAAGCCATCTTTAATTGCTTGGGTAGTAGCAGACAAACTAGAGAATATTTCAGAAAAGTAATACTGCTCATCAGCCCCTAATCCCATTGCCTTTCTTGCAGTGCCTACACCAGCAGCTCCAGCCTTTTCAGCCAAACGTATTGGCATCATAAGAGTGTTACTTATCGCGTTCTTAACATGTGTTGCTGGGCGAGATAAGATGTTGTTAACAAATACAGAGAACGCTTTGTCTTTCCATCCACCAATAGCAGTAGCATCAATTAATTTAGAACGTTTAGCTGCATCTGCTTCGCTTAGGAACGCATCAGCAAATTTACGCAAGTCAGAACTAGACATCAAGCCACTTGTAGCTTCTTCAAGATTTACAAAGCCTTCACGCGGTATACGCATAACTGCAAGAGATTGCGCTACGTTTGTTTGATAGCCCTTTACACTGCGTTGAATTAAGCTATGAAATGAAATGGTTTGCATTGCCTCTAGCTCGTCGGCAGGAGTAATGCTTTCTGGATTATCTTTAAAGCGTCTCATTAAATCTTGCAAATGTAATGCACTAGACTTCTGAGCTTCTAAAGCCATGTAAGTGTTTTTAGGATTTACAGTAAGAGTGCCTTCTGTTAACTTGCTAATAAACGTATCATCCATGCCTGCTGATTTAGCAGATGCAACTACATCCTCAAATGTAATGTTCTCTGTTTTAATATTGCTTGTTTCGGCAATAGATTTAACAACTGATTGCAAGTCGACATCTTGAGACAATACTGGTAGATTGAATGGCTGCTTAACTGTATTCAATTCATCTTTAGCTTGAGCTAATTCTTCTTTAGCTCCAGCAACGCCATTAGCCGCATCTTCTTCTAACTTCTGCACATTGGCATTTTGTTTTTCAAGAACTGGGGTAGTAGAGTCAATCGTTTCCTGTAATTGTTCTACAGTTACTTGTGGCTCCTCATTAATCTTTTGCTGTATCTTTCCAGCTTTAGTAGCTTCTGTTTTAGTGCCAAGACCAGACTTCTCTGCGCCAATAGCCATTTCTTTAACTTGCTCACCAGCAGGCTTAATCTTTTCAATAACAACGGTTGGCTTAACTTCACGCTCAAGTGTTTTCTTTATAGCGCCACTTGTCGCTTTTTCTATTATCTTTTTACCAATAGCCCCAACACCAGCCACCATTTCTGTTTCACCAGTAAAGACTGAATCAGCTTCAGATATTGGCAATGACTCATCAATAGCTGGGATGTCACCAGTTAATTGGTCAATTTGAGCATTAATGTTTTGATTAATCATTCTTCAGCCTTTTGTTTTGACGCCTCTGATGCCGATATTGTAGCAGTTCCAGTTGCCAGTTTAGCTTTATTTTTCATAGCAGTCTTAGCAATTTTAGTTACGCCTTTCTCCACTAGCTTACCAGCAGGGCCAAGTAATGATAACTCTGCCCCAGCCTTGCCAAACTCAGGCTTTAACCTAGTTTGCAATCCGCTACCTACAGTAACAGGCATACCGCTACCAGCAGTCTTTAATGCTTCTGATGTACCAGTATCAACTGGCATTAAGTCGCGCAATGTAAAATCTATGCCCCCAATATTAACTGAGCCTAAACCTTCTAAAAATTGTGCGGCTTGTTCAACACCAATCCCGGCTAACTCAAGTCCTCTTTCATACGCGCTTTGTGGCATGTTTTGCACTGTAGGTTTATTATTTGCAAGCACTCGCTCAACCGGAGTTTCGTCTGGCAATATGTCCGCATACAAATGTGAGTCGTATTCTTCACCGTAAAGCTGTTCTAATGTTTTCATAATGCGCCAGCACCTAATCCAGTAATTGCTTTCTTAGCTTGGTAGTTTTTATATTGACGTTGCAACTTTACCTTTTCACCATCACTTAGCCCTCTTTTAGCCGCATAACCTTCAGGGGTCATGGTATCAGGGTTAAAGCCAATGAAGCTATTTTTCATAGAATCATACGCATTAGTCTGAGATTTTTTAGCTTCTTGAACTTGCTCTGATTTAGGGTATTCTTTAATAGCCAATTGAGTAGCTTCATTTGGGCTATACTTTAATGAGCCATCAGGATTAGTCTGCACTTTAAAACCTTCAGCCAATTCATTAATGCTTTGAATACGTTTGGCAGTAGGCAAATCAACTGGAGACATAGGGTCTTCAGCCGCGCCAGCAGCGGTTCTAATCTGAGCTTTATTATTAGCAACTACTTTACTAGCCATGCTTGTAATTAAATTAGCGCGTTGCTTTCTTGTTAGCGTTGGGTATAAAGCGTTTAATTGTGCTTCAGTAGTAATGCGGCCATAAATAATATCAGACTCAGCATGAGCGCCAACTAACGGGTCACCTTTAGCTTCATCGTCACTTTTAGGATTTAATACGCCATCAAGTGTAGATTGTGTAATAGCATTACGTTTAAATAAGTCTCTAGCTAGATTGCGCTTTTCTTTGCTGTTATCAGGTAACTCATATAGCTTAATAACATCATTGTTATCTTTTTCTTTGTTTTGCAATTTAGCATAATCTTCTGCTTGTTTGTTAGCATTGATTACATCGCTCCATGCAAGTAACGAATTCTGTCTGACCTTTTTCTTTTCATCTTCAGGCAGGCTTGCATACAATGCAGATGACTCACCAAAGTCACCAGCTCTAATTTTTTGTGCAGCAGTAACAATGTCTTTTGCATACGCATCAGATGTAGCAACTTCAGTAAAATGATTTAACTTAATAGCATCAAATTCTTTTAGAAATTCATTTGCTTTAGTTTGTGCAAACTCTGTACCACCTTCACGTGCTTGCTCATATACACGTTTAAACAATAAGTTCTTAGCTTCATCAAGTAGCGCTGGGTCAGTAATAGTAGCAACCATTGCTTTTGCTGCTCTTTCGCTATAAATTAAATTTTCTTGTGCTAGTATCTGTTGGTCGTTAATATAATCAGCAGTTAGTTTCTTTGTTGCCTCTTTGTAGAAAGCACCAGCAGTGGCGCCCATAGACTGTTTAAATCTAACGGCAGACTCAGGGCTTATGTTTGCTAACGGCTTTTCAAATCCAGTAACAGCAGACTCAAACTTTTGTTTAATCTCAGCAGGGTCAGTTAGTTCTTTTCGCTCTACTTGAGAAAGTATGTCCGTTAATGCAGCTTGACCATGCACCTCAAGTTGTGACCGTAATTGCTCACCTTGAAACTTACGCAACGTATCTTCCCAAATCTGACCGCCACCACTAGCTTTAATTAAATCTTCAGCATTGATGCCATTAGATTGAGCGTTCTTTAACTGGTCAATTGTAATTGGATTGTCTAACGCAAATTGTTCAGCTTGCTTTGCTGTAGTCTTTCCAACTTCAGTAAATGCGTAATTAGATAACCTATCTAATTGAGCAGATAATGTTTGTGATTGCTTGAATGACTCACGCACATTGGCAAAGTCTAACTGAGGTAAGTCAGAGTAAACGCGGCCAGTAGATTGATATCTTGGTAAATCAGCCATTATCTATAACTCCATGTGCCTTCAACGACAGGGGCTTTTGTTGTTGCTGTACCGGGTCTGCCACTTTGGTATGAAGCAGCAGCCATTCCAAGTTTGCCAATAGCATCAAAGTAAGAACCAGTAATAGCATCTTTTGCCGCCTCGTTTAACATGTTAGATTGTATCTCACCGAACGACAATGCACTCTTAGCGCCTTCTTGCAATACGCCAACGTCTTTACCTGCAACCTTAGTGCTACGCTCTTGTATTAACTTAGCAGAGCCAGAGAAGCCTGATACGCCACCAGCAAAACCTTTAGCCGCAGCAGTAGCATTATTCTGCAATACTCGCTCTAATACTGAGTTAGCTTGTTGCTCATACTGCAAAGCATCACGACTAGCCTTTAATGTAGCTTGCTGTGCTTGCATACGATACATTGTTGCTTGTTGCTTGCCTTGGCGTATAGAGCCAACAGCCGACATAACCCCAGCTCCAGCAGCAATAAACGGAATAGCAAATGACATAATTAAGTTCCTTGATGTACAGCTATTTTATATTCCATCCCAAGCAAAGTAAACTTGAGTGGATATGTTTGCGTAATTGTAATCTTAGCTTCATTGCTATAGCCAAGAATACCATTCAATATTTTAGTTCCAGTAAACTCTGGGATGTCAGTATCAAGTATACCAGCAGTGTCAAATGTTCTAAACGGAACTTCTATGCCATTAATTTTCATGTGCTGAGTTTCTAACACGAGCGCATTAACTTCAACAATACGTTTCTTAAAGCCAACTCGTGTTCCAGTTTGTAACTTAACATCTACTGGCATAGTCCTAGCTTCTACTGCAATGGGTAATCCAATCTCATAACTCGCTGTAGATGCCCTAGGGAGCGTCACAGTGCCACCAGAACCGACAATCTCATCGGCTTGAACCAATCCATCCAACAATAGGTTTGTAGTCTTTCCTACGAGGTGTGAGACGGTCAATGATGATATTGCTCCACCAGTCTTAGCACAGTCTGTTAGCAACGTATTATCAAAGCGTTCTACATAGTATTGAACCACGCCATCAATTGTACGCTTAACTACAGAATAGATAGTAGTAATGTCTACACCAATCTCTTGGAACTCGCCACCAGTAGTTATAAACTCTGATGGGGCAATCACATTCTCTACACGCAATAATGAGTAAGCAGCAATGGTGCCGTCTGTAGCATTGACGATTAACAGCAAGTCATTCTCATCAGTATCTACAGCCTTACGCAATGCCATGCGTTTAGGGCCTTTAAGCAAGTGACCTGATAGCAATGAAATCTTGCTAGTAATGTAGGTAAGTTGCGTATCGCTAAACGACACTTCGCTTAATGATTTGCCTTGACGCTGTATAAATAACGTGCCTGCATCCAATAACTGAACACGAACACCAGGCTTGCTACCATTACGACCTGCACTGTTTACAAAGAATGACGCTGGAGTAATTGGCTCTAAGCCTTGTTGTGGCACATAGAACTCACCGCCAGTAGTAAACACTTGCAAGTCACGACCACTAATCATATCTACAATGGCGTTAAATGTATTGGTATCTAGCGTAGCTTCTACAGCATCATCATCAAAGCCTTCTGTCGGCTCAAAGTCAAAGAACTGACCTACACGGCTACCCCATATAGTTGATGGCCTTGACTTGCTACCACCAAAGAATAGTCGACCTTGATGGAATGTAACTGAGCGTGGCCAACCTTTAGTTGATGACCATACGTCTTCATAGCCAGTCTCTAATTCCCAACTACCTGACGCAATGGCAGATGAGTTGAAGAATGGGAACTCTGTCACAGCATTGACTACAGTGCCACTAACGTAAGCAACAATCTTTGCGCGACCTTGTGGGGTAGCATTGATGTATTGCCCAACATGGCCTGAGGTAAACACGCTAGATGACGCAGTTAATGTTATCTTGCCTGATACAGCAGATGGAGTTAACGTCGCAGATGGATTGCTATACGCTATTGTGTAAGCATACTTAGGGATGCTATCAAGTGTTAAGTTAGATGCTGTCCAAGATGAGTCAGATGCGCCACGAACAATCTTAACTGGCGCCATAGTCTCTTGGGTAACAATCAATGTATCAGCAGATTGTGTCCAGCACATATCGTTTAATACAGATGAGCCAATGGTAGTAACTAAGTAAGGATTGCCAGTGCCATTAATGTTAGTAACTAATGAGCCACTTTTAAATACATACATGCGGTTATGCGTAAAGCAAAGCATGTAGCTATCAGATGTGGAGAACTCAAATGAAACTAAGCGTGAGCCATTACCAGCAGACTCAGTGCCAGAGTTAGGCAATGCAGTAACGTAACGTGTACCCGGTCTACGAGTGATGCCGCCTTGTGGCTGACAGACTACGTTCGTAGCTTTTTCTAAAGCATTACCGTATGACTTTAAATCATTACGCGCACGAATAAGAGGGTCAAGCTCACCAGCCGTGAAGTTTGTCTGCATTGTGACAAAACGAGCCATCTACTATCCTCGTACAGAAATTAGAGAGAAATCTTTAATGCTATTTGCTGGTTGGTTTTGGCCATCAATATTCATGGCAGTACGCATATAACCACCACGGCCATTCTCACCTGGAGAGCCTACTGCAACACCTTGCCAATAGGCAGCCTTCTCAGTCTGGTCAGTGATTGGAATTGATATATGCCATGCTGTTAAGTATTTGAGCAACTGAATAAACCACACTGGCATTTCAGTCTCAGGAGTGTAATACTGGTAATCGACGTAAATAACTTCTTCGTTAGTCAGTAACTTTGAACCCATGATACGGTAAGCCACAATTGGCACTTCGTTTAAACCACTAGAGTTATACACAGCACGAGGCGCACCAAGCCTATCAGCAGGCATTTGGTATTCATACTTAAACTCATTGGTTGGGGTTGTTACTAGACGAGCAAGTTGCGTCTTCTTGAATGAAAAGCTCCATGGATAAATCATCAGAGCTTGGTCACGAATATCTGGGTATAGGCGGTCACATACAGAGGCTTCGTCTGTACCTTCAGTGAATGATGTGATTGGTTTTGCGCCTAGCATTAGCAATGCGTCAGAACAAATAGAAACTCCAGAATCACCAGCAGCCATATATACCTCTACATAAATAAAAGCCACCCCACTTTTCAGCAGGGCGGCTAGTGTATTACTTATTAATCACCATCAGTGTTAGCTAATGTTGTACCATCGTTTACATCTACAACGCCAGAAGCGTTAGAAAGAACGTAAACTAAAGTAGCAACAGCAGTAGAACCTGTTGATGTTACGCAGTAGATTAAATCGCCAACGCTTAATACTGTTGCCAAGCCATTGAAATAGCCTGAAGTATTAACGTCTGCAATCGCATCTGTTGTTTTGTAAGCATAAATAGCTGGAGAGTTACCAGCTTTAGATGCTGCTACGGTTGAAAAACCAGTTGATGAATATGCCATTGTTTATCTCCTTAAGATTCACGAGCAACAATAGACACAATACCTTCTGCGTCGATAGTAGTTGCGCCAGCAGAGAACATAGATGCAACCAAGAAAGATGTTTTTTCTGGGATGTAATTGATTTCTGTTTTTGGAGCAATACCTTCGCCGTAGCCGATAGCATCTTTGTGGAACGCAAAACATGTACGGTCTAATGAACCATCAATTGCCAAACCACCTTCTGTGCGGTCGCCAATAACATGGAATTTAAAACCTAAGAATGTATCTAGTTCACCGTTTACTAATGCTTTAACAGTATTGAAGTCAGAGCTAGTTACTGCTGTCTCTGCCAATAATGATTGTAAACCATTAGAGTGAATGATAATGCCACGGTCTGTAGGTGGAACGTTGTTTTTGTCCATCAAGCCTTTAGCTTGACGAAGTTTAGCTACGTTCATGTTTGTATCTGTACCACCAACGTCGTTGCCAACTGCTAATGATGTGCCAGAAGCAGCCAAAGCATCAAGAATCAATTGGTCTTGACGACGGCCAATAGCATTACCTAATACTTGAACAAGCTCTGAACGCTCATCAAAGTTTACTTTAGCTTGAGAGAATATGTCGCTGTATTCAGCAGCAATCCAGTCAGCTAGCGTTAATGTAACGTTAGAAAAACCAACGTTTAATGGTGTTACATCTGTTTGACCAACACGAGGTGTAGCAACGCCACGACCTACTTTTGGGAATTTAACTGTAGAACCTTCTACTCCACGACGCTGACGTACAGCACCTACCAACATTGCTTTACCTTGGTATGCTTGTTTAACTTCTGCGTCAAAGAGGGTTACAAAAGCATTTGATAGACCAATACTCATTTTGTATCTCCTAATAACGAATTATAAATAAAGTTTGTGCTGTGGTGTGCCGCGAAGCGGGCCGTTGCTTGCTACTTACGGAAGCCAATCGTCAAGGTTACTTGAGTTCGGGGTCAATTTAATGATATGCCCACGCTCTTTATATCACAGTCAATAAATAAATACAATTGTTTTCTACAGATTGATAAGAAATATTTATGATTAGGACAAAAAAATACCCAACCGAAGCTGGGTATCGTTGATACATTTGCAGTTAATTGAACGCTTGGTTAAACATTCTTTCAACTTTAGTGCGGTAAGCTGCATCTGTTTTATAACGTGGGTCAGCTACCATACCCATCAACTCGTCTTTAGATGGCGCACCATCGATAGGCATTGATTGTGTAGGAATACGACCTTCATAGGCTTCGCGTAGTTTAGTTAATGCTTGAATACCTTTTGCAGTACCGCCCATAAACTTAAATTCTTCAAAGTCATCTTTGCCCCAAATGCCTTTCTGAACTAGGCCACCAGCCCACTCAGTCATGCCTTTAATGATAACGTCAGCATTGGGGCCTAACGCTTTCTTCTCGGCAGCAGCATCAAACTTAGCTTGTTGTTGCACAGAGCCAGCTTTCTCTATCACGCCACCAACTAGAGCATCAAGAGCAACTTGGCTTACGCCATACTCTTTAGCCCAACCTGACACGTGTTGACGAACTGGGTCGTCTTCTGGGGTTTCGCCAAATGCTGAGTAATCATAGTTACCATCTTCTGGTGCTTTATGTTTACCTTGGCTAATTTGTTTCCGTAAATCTGTCCAAGATTTTGCTATGGCCTCAAGGTCAGGCTCCGCATCGCCTTTCTTCCAAAAGTTTTCAGGCCACCAATCTGGGCGCTCTAACGGTGAGTCATCTTCTGGTGCTTGTAGATGGCTTATTTCCGACTTGCTTGTATCTACTGGCTCGTTACTTTCTAGTGAAATATTATCCAATAAGCCTTCAGCAGGTTGTTCTCCGCCTTGGGGTTGGGTATTTTCTTCGGTCATTTAAGTTCCTTTGCTTGTTTAATCCGTGCTTCTAAATCCCTAATGACGCTACATTGTCCTTCACGATAAAATGCAAAGCTAGGGTCAGCTCCCGGCACGGCGACAGGATGCTCTAATATTGTATTGCGTAACCAATCCATTAACTTCTTACCATCTTCGTTAGATGCAAGCACACGATGACATAGCTTAGCCAAGTCTTCACGCGCCTGCTCTACCTTGCGTATGTCTGTAGCTTGAAACTCAAGCCCTTCCCATCCATCAAGCGTTGCCATTACATTGCACCTTTCATCGCTTCACCTGCAACTTGCGCCGCCATCTCTGGGTTTTGCTGTGCAGCTTGTTGTGCCATTTGCATAGCCTCTTGCTTCATCATATCACGCTCTGCTGGTGAGTTACGTACTGACTGAGGTATAGCCATCTTATCTGCAATCAAGTCTAGCAACATATCAGTCTTAAGTGCGAACTGACCTTCTGGCCCAGCTTGTTGTGTAATCTGCAAGTATTGCATAATGTTTTGCACATCATCCATATTCTGTGACATGGCTAGTGGTGAGATAGGCGTTACTTTAATCTCAAGGCCATTTACTTTTAATGGCAAATCAATAATGCCACGGTCATCCATAATCTGTAGTATCTTCTCTACAAGTGGAACCATAGTCTCGTTAATCAAGCGACCAAAGGCAGAGCCTAAGTTTTGTGATAACTGTTTCATGCGTTCAATAACTTCTGTCGCAGAACGAGCAGACATGTTATCTGGTGGCAATGACTCATCTAGCAAGATAGACTTAATGTTCATACGCAAGTCGTTCATCACGATTTGAGATACGTTGAAGTCACCAGCGCGTGGTAGAGGCTTCAATGACTCGCCTTGTGGCCCACCGTTACGAGCTACAGGAATAATCACGCCCGGAGCGATTGTGACAGTATTAGGGTTAAGCACACCATCATCAGCCGCCGTATACACACCAGCAATAGCCAATGACGCATTTTTAAGCACTAACTCTAGCACTTTGTTCAATGTCTTGATGTCAGGCAATGCTGTGATTAATGGGCCACGACCATAGATTTCACCAGCCACTTTCATGTAACGACTGACAACCCAAGGGCTAAACTTCATACGACGGTAAACAATCTCTGACTTGCTTTCCTTGTGGATAACATGGTAGCAATAGTCACCGCGTTTAGCATCAAACACTGTCGCTTCTATTAACTCGATGTCTTCTGTAGGCTTCTGCTCAATCTTGCTTTTTAATGTGCCTTCAATCTTAGCGTCTTTCCATTGCTGTGATATAGCCTCGCCTTTTAAACGCATA